TCAAGTCAACGAGGGCAGAAGAGACTACCAAGCGCGAACAGTGCTGGGCAATGCTCAAGGCCATTGACAACTTGAGAACCGAATTGACAAAGGTGATTGATAACGGCAAGGTGGCGCAGCGCGCCATTGAGCGGGTTCAAAACAAATAAAGGAATTTGACCAATGAATGCACCCACGCCCCAGGCAAGTGCGCCATCTGGCCCCATGAATATGGACCAAGCGGTCCAAGCACTCGCAGCAATACTGCCCGAAGAGGGACAACAGGACGGCGGCGGGACGCAAGAGTCTTCATCCGATGAGGAGGAGACTGCGGCGCTATCTGATGATTCTCTGGATACTGAAGACGCATCCAGCGAAGAGACTGATGGCGAACAATCCGAGTTAGAAGAAGACACCCAGGAGGACGACAAGCCCCAAGTCTTCACCGTCAAGGTTGACGGTAAGGAGATCGAGGTTAGCTTGGATGAACTTCAGAAGGGCTATTCGAGGACTCAGGATTACACCCGAAAGACGCAGCAAGTGGCCGAGGTGCGTAAAGCTGCCGAAGTTGAGTTGCAAGCGATTCGGGCCGAGCGAGAGCAATATGCTCAGTTGTTAGGTGCGTTAAGTGAGCAAGTGAAGGCTGCTGCCGAGCCACAGATTGATTGGGATCGTCTTTACCGTGAAGACCCCATCGAGTATGTGCGGCAGCGCGAGGTGATGCGCGACAACAAGGAGCGGGCTGCTGCTATTGATGCTGAACAGCAGCGCCTATTTCAGATCGCGCAGGAAGAGCAAGTCAAGCAACTTCAGACCGTCAAGGTCAAGGAGTCGCATGCATTGCTTGAAGCGGTTCCGTCATGGAAAGACCCGGCCAAGGCCAAGGCCGAGAAAACCATGCTGATCGAATTCGGTCAGAAGATGGGATTTACACCTCAAGAACTTGGGAACATTTATGACCACCGTGTAGTTCTGGCTCTTCGTAAGGCGGCGCTTTACGATCAGATGCAGGCCAAGCGCCAAGTCATCAAGCCGGTTACGAACAACGGACCCAGACCTGCCAAGCCTGGAGCAGCGGGGAGGGTTTCACAGATGAGCGATAGTGTTCGAGCAAAACAGCGTCTTGCCAAAACGGGTCGCGTCGAAGATGCGGCCTCCGCAATTGAACTTCTTTTGAAATGAGGTAAATCATGGCTATCGTGACCAATACCTTCACCACTTACTCTGCAAAGGGTATTCGTGAAGATCTGAGCAATGTCATCACCAACATTGCACCCGAAGAAACGCCTTTCATGTCCAACATTGGCCGTGAGAACGTGACCAACACTCTCTATGAGTGGCAGACTGACACTCTGGCCGCTGCTGCTGCTAACGCACAGCTTGAGGGTGATGACGTTACGTCCTTCGACTCTGTGACGGCAACTGTGCGTCTGCAAAACTATGCGCAGATCTCGCGCAAGACCATCGTCCTGTCCAACACCGAAGAGGTGGTGAACAAGGCTGGTCGGCGCTCTGAGGTTGCGTATCAGATTGCAAAGCGCAGTTCTGAGCTGAAGCGCGATCAAGAGTTCGCAATGCTGAACAACGCTGGTACCACCTCTGGTAGCACCACTGCTGCTCGCACTAGCGCCTCGCTGCAAGCCTTCATCAAGACCAACGTGGACTATGACACCACGAACGGCGTTAACCCGACTTATACGACTCTGCCCACGCTGGGCCGTACTGACGGGACCGTGCGTACCTTCACGGAAACCATTCTCAAGAATGTGATTCAGAAGGTTTGGACTCAAGGCGGCACGCCCAAAATCTTGATGACCGGCCCGGTCAACAAGCAGCGTGTTTCTGGCTTTGCCGGTATCGCTTCTTCGCGTTTCAACATCGACGGCGGTGCGCGCCCTGCCACCATCATCGGTGCTGCCGACATTTATGTGTCGGATTTCGGCAACGTGCAAGTGGTCCCCAACCGCTTCCAGCGCGAGCGTGACGCCTTCGTGATCGATCCCGATTACGCGAAGATGGTTGTTCTTCGTCCGTACCAGCAGGTCGAACTTGCTAAGACCGGCGACGCTGAAAAGCGTATGCTGATCGTCGAGTGGGGTCTGAAGGTTCTGGCTGAGAACGCTCACGGTTTGGCAGCAGACCTTGTGACTTCCTAATCGAAGCAACGGAGGGATCGGGGAAACCCGGTCCCTTTTTAACGATGACAGACAAAAAACTATTTGATGTGAACCCCGATCTCGGGATCACTAGGACATGGCACTACGACTCGGAAAAAGACGAAGCGACGATCCAGACTCAACAGGATGTCACTGCGATCATCGAGGAGAACAAGGACGAATTTAATCAGGTGGATGAGCGCGCACGCTGGGGGGAGTGGTCCCGCGTAGCGTCTATCCCTCTGAGCCTTTACTACAAGATGAAGGAAGAAGGTAAGCTGGACGATGAAGCGTATATTAAACGCTGGCTCAACGATCCAGAAAATCGCCACTTCCGCGTGAGGCCGGGCAAGGTATGAAGACCAACTACATCGCGGTCTGCACGCCTGCGCGTGACATGGTGCATACGATGTTCACCTACGACTTGGTGAACATGGTTTGCTATCACACACTCAACACGAATGATGCGGTATCTCTCAAGATTTCCGAGGGCACCTTGATTGCCAATCAGCGTGCCGAGCTAACGCTTGACGCGATGCGCGAGGGCTGCTCGCATATCTTGTTCGTGGATTCCGACATGCGTTTCCCGCAGGACATGATCTCGCGGCTGCTCAAGCATGACCTTGACATCGTGGCTACGAACTGTGCGCGTAGGCGTATGCCTACAGGCCCGACTGCTCAGATCTACAAGGAAAACGGGGATCGTGAGCTTGTTTGGACAATGCCAGAAAGCACTGGCCTGCAAGAAGTTGGCTCAGTCGGCATGGGCGTGATGATGATTAAGGCTGAAGTCTTCAAGGCTTTGGGCGAGCCGTGGTATGAAACCCCTTGGCGGCATGACAAGCGCGGCTATATCGGCGAAGATGTGTTCTTCTGTAAAAAATCCCGCGATGCTGGCTTTAAAATCTGGATCGACCATGATGTCTCGAAAGAGATCGGCCATGTCGGAACCTTTGAGTTCAAGCATGACCACACTTGGGCGATCAAGGATCTGGAAAAAGCGAGGGAATCGTAATGGCCCTGACCACTTACAACGAGTTGAAATCGTCTGTCGCGGATTGGCTCAACCGAACCGATCTGACGGCGGTGGTGCCTGACTTTATCTCTCTGGCCGAGGCGCAGATTGAGAGGACTTTGCGCACCCGTCAGATGATCGTAAGGGCTACGGCTGCAATCGATACCGAATACAGCGCGGTTCCTGCCGACTTCTTGGAAACCAAGTCGATCAAGCTCAACACAAACCCGGTGACGGCTCTGGCGTTTGATTCGATTGATGCGATGGACTTGATGAAGTCAACGAGATACCTGTCTCCTGGCAAGCCTCAATACTTCAGCATCGTTGGAGGCCAGATTCGGGTTCTGCCTGTGCCTGACAACAGCTACACGGCAGAATTGACTTACTACGCGAAACTCACGAAGCTATCAAGTACCGTGTCCTCTAACTGGTTGCTGGCATCATCGCCTGATGTGTATCTCTATGGCTCGCTGATGCAGGCATCGCCATACCTTAAGGATGATGCAAGGATTCCTGTGTGGTCTTCAATGTACACAAGTGCCTTAGAGGCGATACAGGTTGCAGATGATCGCGGCGCGACATCTGGCGGGGCTATCATGATGCGGGCTAGGACTTTTGGATAAAGGAGTGTTGAAATGTCATCGTTTACCGACTACACCGAGAACCTAGTTCTCACTTGGCTCTTGACCACTGGCAGCGCAACGCGGCCTACTGCGTGGTTCGTGGGACTATTCACTGCTGCGCCTTCTGACACTGGTGGCGGCACTGAGGTGTCCGGCAACGGCTATGCACGCACTGCAACCGGCACGATCACGGTTTCAGGCACCTCGCCAACGAACGCCACCAACTCGGCGGCTATCGAGTTCCCTGCGGCCTCTGGCGGTAACTGGGGTTCGATTGGCTGGGCTGCGATCTTCGATGCGTCTACAGGCGGCAATATGCTGGCCTGGGCTGCTCTTAGCACCTCGCGCACCATCAACGATGGTGATGTGTTGCGCATTCCTGTTGGCGATCTTGACGTTACTCTGACTTGATTGAGCGTTTCTTGTGATTGATGCGGTATTCGTCTAGGCGAATTTCTGTCTTGAGGTATTGATATGGCTTTGGTGATAAAAGACAGGGTAAAAGAAACAACCACCACAGCCGGCACGGGCACAGTTACGCTTGCTGGTGCAGCTTCTGGTTATCAGTCCTTTTCTGTCATTGGTAACGGTAACACGACTTTTTATGCAATAGTCGACTCTGCTGCCGGTACTTGGGAGGTTGGGATCGGCACATATACGTCAAGCGGAACTACCCTGAGCAGAGATACTGTTTTGGAGTCTAGCAATAGCGGATCTGCCGTTAACTTTAGCTCAAACAGCAAAGATGTTTTTGTCACATATCCTGGAGAGTATGCAGTTGTTGCTAGTAATAATCTAGGAACATCTGGGCAAGGCTTGATTTCTGCCGGCCCCAATGCTGCGGCTGCCTGGGGCAATGTCAGCGCAGACATCCAAGAGTTCACTTCTACTGGCACATCTACATGGACTAGGCCAGCAGGCGCGAAACTGGTTTATGTCTTGATGTTTGGTGGCGGCGGTGGTGGCGGGTCTGGGCGCCGTAGAGCGTTAAGTTCTGCTGGCACCGCCGCTTCTGGCGGCGGCGGCGGCGGTGCTGGCGGAAGATCCGAATTGTGGATACCCGCCGCTGCGTTGGGCGGCACGGAAACAGTTACTGTTGGCGCTGGCGGCACAGGCGGTGCCGCACGAACCACTGATGACACCTCGGGTGCAGCCGGTAATGATGGCACAAGCACATCATTTGGCTCTTGGGGTCTTGCTAGGCCGGGCACCACTGGTAGTGGTGGCACAACATCCAGCGGTGGCTCAGGCAATGGGGGTGGCGGCGGTGCTGATGGAATTACACAAGGCGCTACAAGCTACTCTGCGAATGGAGGTGGCGGTACAACTTCCACAGGAAGCGTAGCAAATCGCGGAGGCTATCGCGGTGGTGGCGGCGGCGGTGGTGCCGGGTTTTCGGCAGCCTCTACTGCGGCTAACCTTGGTGGCGCTGGTGGGCTAGGAGGCGCGGCTTACAATAATTCTTCTACTAGCACTGGCTCAGGCGGCGCGGCTGGCGCAACAAACGGAGCTGGCGGCAATGGAGCTGACGCCGCGTCGTTTTTTATTGGTGGTAGCGGTGGCGGTAGCGGTGGTTCTGGCACAACTACAGCAGGCGCTGGCGGCAATGGAGGCCGCCCTGGAGGCGGCGGCGCTGGAGGTGGCGCAGGTCATGGCGTTAACTCTGGCGCTGGCGGCAACGGCGGCAACGGTTATGTTCGTGTAATCACATTCTTCTGACTATGCCCAAGCAATTCCTACTCAATGCAGACGGCAGCATCCCTGCCAATGTCAATGTCCAGGCTTTGCAGGAGGCCGGCATTCCCTTGGTTCTGCCGACAACCATGCCGCGCGAGTTTGGCATGGTGGCCGTGGAGCAAGAGCCACAACAAGATGCCGATGGTGTGTGGCGACAGGTGTGGGTGCTTGAGTTTGCGCCAGAGCAACAAGAGCCTTTAGAGTAAAAAATGCTTGGCTTTTCTGCATTTTCTGAAATACCGTTTTCAGCGCTACCAAGCGCTGTAGTGGTTCAGGATGCTTCTTTTTCTATTTCTGCGTCTTCTACTGTATCGGTATTTGCAAAAAGAACAGCCAACATATCGGTGTTGGTTTCTGCGTCTTCTACTGTATCGGTATCTGCAAAAACAACAGCCAATGTATCGGTATTGGCTTCGTCATCTTCGTCTGCAAGCGTATCAGCTTTAAGGTACGCGGTCGGTGCATTTAACGCTAGTTCGACATCTAGCCTCAGCGTTTTTGTTTCGCTTATTGCCAAATCTTCTTTTGCGGTTGCTGGTTCATCAACGATGAGCGCATCGGCGCTTCGTTACGCAATTGCATCATGCTCGGCAGCAAGTTCATCATCAATGAGCGTATCTGCGCTCAGGTATGGCATTGCATCATTTACCGCTGCAAGTGCAAGCTCGATGTCGCTTGCCGCAACCAGGGTGCCCATAGCATCGCTTCAACTTAACGGTGCATCTACTCTTACGATCAACACTACTGGGACATTCAACAATCAGGTATCGATTGCATCACAGTCGCAAACTTCCATCAGGGTTGTAAGCAGACTAAATGCTGCTTCTTCAGTTGTTTGCTCATCTAGCGTATCCGTTTCTGCTATCCTAAAATGGACGCCGGAATCCGATACATCAGAGACATGGACAAGCATCCAAGACACATCCGAGGTCTGGACTGCGGTTTCTGATAACTCGACAAGCTGGGCCGCTGATAGCGATACGCCCGAGACTTGGACTCCCATCTCCGACAACTCTGAAACGTGGCAAATTGCTGCATGAGGTGAAAAATGGCTGATACCACGACGACCAACCTTCTTTTGACCAAGCCAGAAGTAGGCGCATCAACAGATACATGGGGCGGGAAGATAAACACCGACCTAGATACCATTGATGCAGTATTCAAGGGCGATGGCACTGGCACCAGTGTTGGCCTTAATGTGGGGTCTGGAAAAACGCTGGCTGTGGCTGGAACCTTAGCCGTAACTGGATCAGCAACCGTGATTGAGTTTGCAGATGGCACTGCATCAGCACCATCAATCACAAATGATGGAGATACCAACACTGGTATTTTCTTTCCCGCAGCAGACACCATTGCGTTTACTGAGGGTGGTACTGAGTCAATGCGCCTCGACTCCTCCGGCAACCTGGGGATTGGGACGAGTTCGCCTGCGTTTGCGCTTGGCTCTGGGCTACAGGTTGGGCGCGCAGGCATCGCCACACTGCGGTTGGAAAATACTTCCGGCGGCAACAGTTTAGAAATTGCGGCTGATTCAACCACAAACGGTATTCGCTTTTACGGGATAAACAATGCGCCGTTTGTTTTTGCGCCTAATGCCACCGAACGTATGCGTCTCGACTCCTCCGGCAACCTCGGCCTGGGGGTGACGCCGAATGCTTGGGCAGCAGGGTCCAGAGCATTGCAGGCGGGAAGCACAGGCGCTGCTTACACCGCCCTGTCGCAGGCTACTGGCGGCGACAGTAATTTGACAAGCAACGTGTACTTGTCTGCGGCGTCAACATGGACGGCCATTGCCTCACTTGGCGCAAGTCGGTATCAGTTAGATTTTGGTTTGCACAAGTGGTACACCGCCGCTTCCGGCACCGCAGGCAACGCGATCACGTTTACTCAGGCGCTCACATTAGATGCAGACCGAAATCTGCTTTTGAACGGCACAACCGCAGGAGCATCGTCTGTTGGCACTTTTGCAATTTTCAACGGCACGGCTCCAACAGGATCAGTCACTAACGGGTGCATTCTTTACACTGAAGACGTTTCATCAAGCAGCGAATTGAAGGTCAGGGACGAGGCAGGCAACGTCACCACCCTTTCACCCCACAACTTTGAACTCATCCCAGAAGGCCCGTCAGAAGACATGGCGTGGTCTTACTATTCGGAGCGTGACGGCAAGCGCATCAACGTGGATATGCTCAAGGCTATTCGCTTGCTGGAAAAGCTCAGCGGTGAAAGACTGGTGTACGAAGCATGATTACGCAACAATCCATTGCCGACTGCTTTGAGTACCGTGATGGGTACTTATATTGGAAGGGCTTAGGCCATCCAAACAAACAGTATCTGCTGGACAAGCCTGCTGGATCAATCCACAAAACAGGCTATCGTCACATCACATGGCGAGGTAAAGTTCAGAAAGCACATCGCTTGATATTTATGTTGCATCACGGCTACTTGCCGCCAGAGGTTGACCACATCAATGGCGACCGTGCTGACAACAGGATTGAAAATTTGCGACCAGCTACACGCAGCGAGAATCAATGCAATCGCAATGCTTTGGCAAACAACACATCAGGCTATCCCGGTGTGTCGTGGCACAAGAAAAGCAAAGCATGGGTTGTGCGTGTAATGAAGAATGGGAAGACTGTTGTCCATCAATACTTCAAAGACTTGGAGTTGGCTGGACTTGTTGCTACTGAGGCACGAGCTTTGTATCACGGCGCATACGCCAAACCTTAAAGGAGCCTAAACCATGACTACTATCACTACTACTTGGACCGTCACGGCGCTTGAAGCCAAGTAAAGGACTCACCATGACAACGATTGTTTGGACCGTTACGCAGCTTGACCGCAACACATCTAACGGGTTTGTCACTACGGCTCATTGGCGTGCTACGGCAACCGATGGGGACTACAGCGCAAGCATTTACTCTACTGCATCATGGTCTGATGGCTCTCCGGCTGTGCCCTATGCCAATCTGACCGAGCAGCAGGTATTGGGATGGATCTGGCAATCAATTGATAAGGCATCTGCCGAGCAAGCTCTAGAGCAGCAAATTGCTTTGCAGAAGAACCCTGTCACGCAACATGGGACACCGTGGAGTGACTGACATGGAACCCGAGATTGACCCCATCAAGTATGGAGCAATGTGGCAGCGTGTCCAGGACTACGAGCGCCGGTTCGAGGTCATTGACAAGAAGCTCGACAAGATGGAACGCCAGATTGAGGAACTCCTAGCACTGGCAAACAAGGGCAAAGGTGGCTTCTGGATGGGGATGACGATTGCCAGCATGGTTGGTGGGGCCATCACCTGGGTAGCGGGGCACTTCAAGGGAAGCTGACGTGGTTGATCCAATTACCGCTCTCGCTGCCATATCATCGGCAGTCCAACTCGTCAAAAAGGTTTCCAAGACCGTTGACGATGTGGCATCGCTAGGGCCGGTGTTGGGCAAGTACTTCGATGCCAAAGAGCAAGCCATCGAGGTGGTCAAGCAGGCCAAGGCTGGTGGCTTCAAGGGATCTGCACTGGGCAAGGCACTGGAGCTAGAAATGGCTCTAGAGTCTGCCCGCGAGTTTGAAGAGCAGGTCAAGATGCTTTTCTTTCAGTCGAACAAGATGGATGTTTGGCAGAGGATCACAGCCCGTGCCAAGCAGATGGAGATCGACGCTGCTCACGATGCGCGGCGCAAGAAGGAAGCTGCAAAGAGGCGTGAAGCCGAGATTGAAGAGGTCATCATCCTGATGGTTGGCCTTGTTGTTGGTGGTGCTGCAATCGCAGTAACCATCTGGGCTGTGATAACTGGGTTCAACTGGTAATGACTAGATCAGAGCTAGAAATCATCATCAAGAAGCGGGCCGCGATCACGGTAACGATCTTTGCGGCGATGCTCGCCATCAATACGATGCTCGGCAGCAGCAACAGCAGCAAGGTTCTCACCAACACGATCCAGGCTAACAATATGTGGGCTTGGTATCAAGCCAAGAATGTGCGCTCTGTTGTCTATGACGTTGCTGGCCGAGCAGATGATGCTGCCAGGATGAAGATGGACATGGAGGACATTACGACTAAGGCGCATGATCTGGAGGAGGAGCGCGACAAGGCGAAGGAGCGAAGCCCTTATTACACCTATGCGGGATCAGCCTTTCAGATTGCCATCGTGCTATCTACTGCTGCCATCTTGGCAGTGACGATGCCATTGTTTTGGGCGAGCGCCGCTGTCGGTTTGATCGGTGCCGGCCTCATGTCTTTCGGTTACTTTGGAGTCTGATATGTTGACCCTTCTCTCTACCGTTGTCTCCTTCCTGATGGGTGGCCTCCCCAAGATTCTCGACTTCTTCCAAGACAAGTCAGACAAGAGGCACGAACTAGAGTTAGCGAAGATGCAGACCGAGCGCGAACTGCAAATGCTAGAGCGCGGCTATGCTGCTCAGGCAAGGGTCGAGGAGATCAGGCTAGATCAGATTCAAGCAAATGCCGAGATGCAGGCTCAGCAAACGCTTATCCAAGCGCAGCAGGCAGAGATGCAGGCGATCTACGCTCACGACATGAGCCTTAACGAAGGCACCTCGACATGGATGAAGAACCTGCGAGCCAGCGTCAGGCCGGTCATCACTTACGGGTTCTTCTTCCTGCTGGTGGCGATTGACCTGGGCTTGTTCTGGTACGGCTGGACTCGCGGCGTGGACTTCAAGGAGTTGGCAGATATGCTGTGGGATGCCGAGACTGCGACATTGTTCGCAGCCATAATAAGTTTTCACTTTGGTGGCCGCGCCTTTGGCAAATGAAAGTCTCAGACCGGCTCATTCAGATGATTAAGCACGATGAGGGCGTGCGGGTTAAGCCATACCGATGCCCGGCGCTGCTCTGGACTGTGGGCGTGGGCCATGTCATTGACCAGAGTCACATCAAGGTGCCATTTGAAGAACGCAAAACTCTACCGATTCCCGCTGGCTGGGATCGAACTCTAAGCATGGATGAAGTCAATGCAGTACTTGCTAAAGACCTTGAGAGCTTTGAGCGTGGCGTTTTACGACTCGCTCCTAATCTTGCTGGCCGTCAAAGTAAGTTCGACGCTTGTGTCTCTTTCAGCTTCAATGTAGGCTTGGGCAACTTCCAGAGAAGCACGATTCGCATGAAGATTCAACGAGAGGAATGGCAAGCAGCCGCAGATTCATTTTTGCTGTGGACAAAGGCCGGAGGCAAAGAGTTGCCGGGTTTAGTCAAGCGCCGCAAAGGTGAACGAGCACTCTTCCTATCTGACTGATGGCAACTAACCTTTATCAGCAACTGCAAGCGCCGGGCAATCCTGATCTGGGATCTGCTCCTCCTGCTTATGACACCAACTACGTCGATCAGAATAACGGCGTTTTACGCACCTACTTTACGCGGCTGAATAACGTCATCTCGACGCTGCTCTCTCCTCGCGGCGGCAAGTATCTCAACACGCCTTATGGTGCGTTTCAGGACGACACAGATCAGACTGACGGATCGACAGCGGTTGCGTACTACTTCAGATTCAACACGACAGACTTTAGCAACGGCGTGTCTGTGCAGTCTCGCACCGCATCGTTTACCGGATCAATTGCAACCACGACATTGACGGTATCGGCCATCTCTGCGGGGTCTATCTTCCCGTCAATGCAGATTTCTGGCACTGGCGTTACGGCTGGGACTCGCATCGTTGCGCAGCTTACGGGTACAACTGGCGGCACTGGAACCTACACGGTAAGCGCATCACAGACCGTAACGTCAACCGCCATGACAGGCGATCTCCCGTCAAAGGTGACTGTAGATCAAGCCGGCCTGTACAACGCTCAATTTTCTGCGCAGTTCATCAACACGACGAACGATGTTCAGGAAATATCTATTTGGTTCAGGAAGAACGGGACTGACATCGCGGGATCGAATAGCGAGTTTGGCATCAAGGCTAGGAAATCTACGGGGTCTGCAAGTCGCTTGATTGCGGCGATGAACTTCATCATTGACTTGGAGACAAACGATTATTTTGAGATGATGTGGCGGGTATCAGATTCTGGCGTTTCTCTTGAGCAGTTCCCAGCCGTAACAGCAAGCGGGACCACTCCAGCTATCCCTGCAACACCCTCGATAATCTTGACTGTCTCTTTCATGTCTAACCAATCAGCGTGACGCCATGCCATACATCCCTCTGAAGATTCCTCCTGGCGTGTACCGCAACGGCACTGAGTTTCAGTCTGCTGGCCGGTACTACGATTCATCGCTGGTGCGCTGGTACGAAGGCACGATGCGCCCTGTCGGCGGGTGGCGCAAACGCAGCACATCGCAGATGACGGGATCTTGCCGAGGCTTTATCAACTGGCGCGATAACAGCGGGGATCGCTGGATCGTTGCCGGTACGCATTCCAAGCTGTACGTCATGAACGAGGCCGGAACCCTCAAGGAGATTACCCCTTCAGGCTTTACGGCAGGCAGTGCCGACGCGGTGCAGAAGATCGGTTACGGTTACGGGCCTTATGGCTCATACGCCTACGGCGTAGCTCGCCCTGATATTGGATCTGTAACACCAGCAACGACATGGAGCTTAGATACCTGGGGCGAGTATCTTGTCGCCTGCTCAAGCTCTGACGGCAAGCTCTACGAGTGGCAGCTAGGATTCGCCACTCCCACGCTGGCCGCTGCGATCACGAACGCGC